ATGACCTCGATTAATCCTATCTTTGAACCGTTCATTGAGGCGCATCGCTACAAAGTCGCCAAAGGCGGTCGAGGTAGCGGTAAGTCATGGGCAATTGCGAGGCTGCTTGTTGAGGCGGCGCGTCGGCAGCCTGTGCGTATTCTCTGCGCTCGTGAACTGCAAAACAGTATCAGCGATTCGGTAATCCGGTTGCTTGAAGACACTATAGAGCGGGAAGGGTATTCGTCTGAGTTTGAAATTCAGCGTTCAATGATTCGTCATCTCGGAACGAATGCTGAATTCATGTTCTACGGCATAAAAAACAACCCGACGAAGATTAAATCGCTCGAAGGTATTGATATCTGCTGGGTGGAGGAAGCGGAAGCGGTAACGAAGGAATCATGGGATATTCTGATACCAACCATCCGCAAGCCGTTTTCCGAAATATGGGTGAGCTTCAACCCTAAGAACATCCTCGACGATACCTATCAGCGATTCGTTGTAAATCCTCCCGATGATATTTGCCTGCTGACAGTGAACTACACCGACAACCCGCACTTTCCTGAAGTTCTCCGTCTGGAGATGGAAGAGTGCAAACGCAGAAATCCGACACTATATCGTCACATCTGGCTTGGTGAGCCAGTAAGCGCAAGTGATATGGCAATCATCAAACGTGAATGGCTTGAAGCCGCAACCGATGCGCACAAGAAACTCGGATGGAAAGCGAAAGGTGCGGTTGTCTCTGCGCACGACCCGTCAGATACAGGGCCAGATGCTAAAGGTTATGCATCGCGTCACGGTTCGGTAGTTAAGCGCATTGCCGAAGGTCTGCTGATGGACATCAACGAGGGTGCTGACTGGGCTACTTCGCTGGCGATTGAAGACGGCGCTGACCATTACCTGTGGGATGGTGATGGTGTTGGTGCCGGGCTACGCAGACAGACAACGGAAGCGTTCTCCGGCAAGAAAATCACCGCCACGATGTTCAAGGGTAGCGAATCGCCATTCGATGAAGATGCGCCTTACCAGGCCGGAGCATGGGCTGATGAAGTCGTACAGGGCGACAACGTTCGCACTATTGGCGATGTATTCCGCAATAAGCGAGCGCAATTCTATTACGCGCTGGCTGACAGGCTGTATCTGACATATCGGGCGGTTGTTCACGGTGAGTATGCAGACCCCGACGACATGCTGAGTTTCGACAAAGAAGCGATAGGCGAGAAGATGCTGGAGAAGCTGTTTGCAGAACTGACGCAGATTCAGCGCAAATTCAATAACAACGGGAAGCTGGAGCTTATGACTAAGGTCGAAATGAAGCAGAAGCTCGGTATTCCATCTCCTAACCTGGCTGATGCGCTGATGATGTGCATGCATTGCCCGGAGTCGGCTGCGCAACCCGACTATTCCAGTTACTCAATTCCTTGTGGTGTAGGTTGATATGGCAGAAAAAAAGATGAATGACTGGCATCGCAAGGTGCTGTGCAACTTTGATAATGCCTGGTCAGCAACGCAGGATATGCGTGAGCAGATTATTGAGGCTCAACGTTTCGTCCGGGTATCCGGCGCACAGTGGGAAGGCAGCACAAACGCTGGTTACTCATTTGATGAAGGCAGGTTTGAGCATTATCCGCGTTTTGAACTGAATAAGATTGCCCGTGAATGTGATCGCATCATTGGCGAGTATCGACAGAATCACATCAGCGTTAAATTCAGGCCGAAGGACGATAAGGCATCGGAAGCGTTAGCCGAAAAGATGAACGGCAAATTCCGCGCTGACTATCAGGAAACATCCGGTGGCGAAGCGTGTGATAACGCATTTGATGATGCTGTAACGGGCGGATTCGGTTGTTTCCGCATGTGTGCCGATTACGAAGATGAAATGGATCCGAGTAACGAGCAGAGACGCATCAGCCTTCTTCCTGTTTACGACCCAGCGACATGCGTCTTCTTCGATCAGGACAGCAAACAATATGACCGCTCTGATGCTATGTGGGCTATGGAAATGTTCTCCATGACGCCTAAAGCGTTCGAGGCTGAATACCCTGATTCCATTGCGGCAAGCCTTTCTCGGGATGACACTGGTACTCAGTATGACTGGTCAACGCCTGACGCCATCTATGTTGGACGTTACTACGAAGTTCGCATAGAGAAGGTGAAGCTCACGGCGTGGCGCAACCCTGTTAGCGGAGAAACGGCAATCTATGATGAAGAGCAAATCAAAGATATTGTCGACGAGCTGACCGATGGTGCATTCGAACTGATTGGTGAGCGGACAGTGAAGAAACGCCGAGTTTATTGCGGTCTTCTGTCTGGCGCTGAATGGCTGGAAGAACCGAAGCGTATTCCGGGCGAACATATTCCTCTCATCCCGGTATATGGGCGTCGTTCATTTGTTGATAATCAGGAGCGAATCGAAGGCCACGCAGCAAAAGCGATGGATGCACAGCGTCTTGAGAACCTGATGGTTTCCATGATTGCAGATAACGCTACTCAGGCTGGCGGTGATGGCATTCCTGTAGTTGATGTTGACATGATTCCTGGTCCTCTTGCCACTCATTGGGCGGAGCGCAACAAAAAGCGCCCGGCGTTCCTGCCGATGGTCAGTCTGAAAAACAAAAACGGAGATATTACTGCGCAGGCTCAGGTCAGCAGTTATACACCTCCGACACAAATGCCTCCAGCTCTTGCCGGGCTATTGCAGTACACCGGAACGGCTATTCAGCAAATTACAGGTGCGTCGCAGCTTGAGAACATGCCGAGCAACGTCGCTACCGATACCGTTGATAGCATCTTTAATCGGATGGACACGCAGTCCTATATCTACATGGACAACATGGCTAAATCCATGCGTCGCGCTGGCGTTGTGTGGCTTTCTATGGCGCGTGAGGTCTATGGCAGTGATACGCCGATGCGTATCGTTAATGAGGACGGCAGCGATGACGTGGCGCTGATGACTGGTGAAGTGGTTGACCGTCAGACAGGGCAGGTTATCGCGCTTAATGACCTTTCGCAGGGCAACTATGAAGTGACTGTCGATGTCGGTCAGTCGTTCGCTACTCGCCGTGATGCAACGGTTAAGTCGTTACTTTCCATGCTGGCACTTATCCCACCAGGAACGCCGAAGCACGACCTTGTATCGTCGATGATTCTCGACAATATGGACGGCGAAGGGATGGGCGACCTTAAAGAATACAACCGCAATCAGTTGCTTCTGTCTGGAGTTATCAAGCCGAGAACACCAGAAGAACAGCAGATGGTTGAGCAGGCGAAACAACAACAGGCCAGTCAGCCAGATCCGGCTATGGTTGCAGCGCAAGGTCAGCTTCTTGCAGGTCAGGCTGAATTGCAGAAAGCGCAGAACGAACAGGCAGCCATTCAGGTTAAAGCATTCCAGGCACAGACTGATGCTCAGGTTGCAGCGGCAAACGTTGTGAAAATCCTCGCATCTGCCGATAGCCAGCAGAAATCTGATATCCGCGAGGCTCTGAAACTGCTCGGACAGTTCCAGCAACAGCAAGGAGATAATGCCCGTGCTGATGCAGAGCTTGTCCTGAAAAGTCAGGCACAGGGCCATGCGCAGCGCATGGACATCAGCAGCATCCTGCAAAAATCAACTCAGCAACAACCACAGCAGTAATTAACCCATAACGTGCAATGGCTGTCTTTATGAGGCCTGGCACCCTATTGCCTTCCGATGGGCTGAACATCGAGTAAACAGGGGTAACAAATGGACCAGATGGCAGAAAACACACCAGAAGTTGAAATCGAAACCGACGCGTCAGAGCAGATTCCTGATGATGTCGAACTGGCTGAAGAAGTCGAAACAGAAGATGGCAGTGAGTCCTCCGGCAATGATGCAGAGGAAGCTACTGAAACTGATGACGACGAATCAGAACAGGAATTCTACTTTGGTGACGAAAAGCTGGACTCGCCAACCAGCGAAGATGGAGCTGAGCATGGACTGGTAAAACACTTGCGCAAGACGATTAAAGAGAAAGACCGCGAGCTGAAAGAGCTGATGCGTCAGTCTCAGAAACCCGTCGAGCAGCAGCCGGTAATCACTCAACCACCGCGAATGCCAAAACTGGATGATGAGGACATCGGTTTCGATGAAGAAATCTATCAGCAACGCATGGCTAAGTGGGCAGAGGATAACGGCAAATACCAGGAGCAAGTACGAGAGCGGAAACGAGAGGAAGAGGCGCGTACCGCAACGCTTCAGCAGAAAGCAGCCAATTACATGCAGAGAGTAAAAGCACTGAAAGTGGCTGGCTACCAGGATGCAGAGCAGGCTGTACGCGAAGATGTTCCTGTTCATATTCAGGACATGATCCTTCTTGAGTCAGAGAAGCCGGAAATCGTTGTTCTGGCACTCGGTCGCAACGCTGAACTGCGCAAGCAACTGGCAGAAGCTACCAACCCCGTAGCAATTGGTCGTCTGCTGGAACGTATCGAATCGAAGGCCAGAATCATGCCAAAAGCAAAAACCACGGCAGCCACAACCCCGACAGTTAAGGGGAGCAACGGCGCAGTAATCAACAACCTCGACAAATTGAAAGCCAAGGCGCTGGAAACTGGTGACTGGACGCCGTATTTCGCCGCTAAAAAGGCAAAAAAATAACCTATCGGAGCATTAAGCATGACTAACCAATTAGCAAAAGACCTTGAAATCATGTTCGAAAACTACGTTGAAGGCTTTGAGGCCGCCTGCGTAGTTTCCCGTAACGCTAAAAAATTCCGTCCCGGTGATACAGCAATGCAGCGAGCAGGTGATGTTCTGTATCGTCCGCAGCATTACCACATGAATATTGAGGAAGGCCTCGACCTCAGCAGCAAAACGCCAACAGCACTGGTTCAGCGCCTTGTTCCTTCTGTGTTCAAGGAGCCGAAAAACATTCTGTACACTCTGGATGCGCGTGAAATGCGTGACCCGGAACATAAAACTGAAGCTGGTCGCGCCGCAGGTATGCGCCTTGCTGCACAGATTGACTCTGACCTGATTTCCATGGTCACGCAGCGTGCTACTAACGTGATCACAATGGCTGACTCAACCACTGGTTCACAGGGCCGTGATTTGTGGAACTGTGCGGCAGGTATTGATGCCACCATGACGGCGATTGGTGTACCACAGGGTATCAACCGCCGCTCTTTCTGGAACCCCTTCAACTACAAAGACCTTGCTGGCGAGCTTGGTCACCGTGCCTATGCTCAGGGCGCAACCCTGACAGCATACGAAAAAGCGCAGATCCCTCCGGTTGCGTCCTTCGATAGCTACAAGACCGATATTTCTGGTCGTGTTCCGAAGGGTACAGCAACTTCCCTGACGCTGGCGGCTGAACCTGCGCACAAGGTTGAAGCGAAAGATGCCAACGATATGCCAGTGGATAACCGACAGGGGACTATTACGGTATCTGCATCTGGGTTGCAGGTTGGTGATGCGTTCACCATTGCTGGCGTGAATTCTGTACACCAGATCACCAAAGACACCACCGGGCAGCCGCAGGTATTCCGCGTTCTGGCAGTAAGCGGAACGACAGTGACTATCTCCCCGAAAATTCTGCCGCCTGGCAACGCAGATGTCGCCAGCCGTCCATATGCAAACGTTGATGCTAACGCGGCAAATGGTGCAGCAATCACCATTCTCAACAAAAATGCCGCACCGGCTAACCTGTTCTGGGCCGATGGTTCTGTTGAGCTGATGTACGGCAAACTGGCGTTCCCGACTGGTCAGGGTCCACAGGTAATGACAGCAACCACCGAGCAGGGCGCTACGCTGATCATGTCTTACGCCTTCGACCACATCAAAGGCGTAACCACTGCTCGTTTCACCACTCTGTACGGTTGCTCTGTACTTGTTCCTGAATATACGGGCATCGTTATTGCCGGGCAGTAATTTTGGTGGGGCTTCGGCCCCATTTTTATTGGGAGAAGACAATGGCACGAACAATGCTCTATAAGCCTGGAAACATGATCACCTGTGGTCAGTTTGCTGTCGATTACATCATTGTTGATGACGAAGAAGTTAAATCTCACCTGAAAAAAGGCTGGGTAAAAACCCCTGAAGAAACCGCAACGAAGCAAAAAGTGGCTAAGGCGGAAGAAGATGGCGAAAACGAAGGGTGATCTCGTTCTTAAGGCTTTACGAAAAGCCGGGCTGTATTCCAATGCCACGTTGACAGATGCCGACCCTCAGGCAATAGAAGATGCCATTAATGACCTCGAAGACATGATGGCAGCATGGCAGGAGAAAGGTATCGAGCTTGGATATCAGTTTGCGGATACAGAAAACGGCATCATGCCGTTACCTGACGATGATTCAGGTATCCCTGCATGGGCAAATGATGGCGTCGCTTTGAAACTCGCTGTGCAAGTGTGCATGGATAACGTCATTCAGCCGTCAGACGCTCTCCTTACCGCTGCTGCCAGTGCATATCAGACAATCTGTATCGCTTTAACCAAAATACCACCACTTGAGCGGCGAAATGATATGCCTCGCGGTAGTGGTAACAAAAGCGCGTTTACGTGGAATCGGTTTTACATCGAGAAAGATGATCCGAGTACGTGAGGTGAATAAATGCCGGTTCAGCAACTTCCGCTTATGAAAGGTGTCGGCAAAGATTTCCGAAACGCCGACTATATCGACTATCTGCCAGTGAATATGCTGGCTACACCCAAAGAAATACTCAACAGCAGCGGATATCTTCGCTCATTCCCGGGCATTGCCAAACGTTCTGATGTGAACGGTATATCTCGAGGCGTCGAGTACAACATGGCGCAGAGTGCTGTTTATCGCGTGTGTGGCGGCAAGCTCTACAAAGGCGAAAGCGAAGTCGGTGACGTCGCCGGAAGTGGTCGTGTATCAATGGCGCATGGTCGGACATCACAGGCGGTAGGCGTTAACGGGAAACTGGTCGAGTATCGCTATGATGGCACGGTTAAAACCGTCTCAAACTGGCCTGCGGACAGCGGATTCACGCAGTATGAGTTAGGTTCGGTTCGCGACATTACGCGTTTACGTGGGCGTTATGCGTGGTCAAAAGACGGCACTGATTCATGGTTTATCACTGACCTTGAAGACGAATCGCATCCTGACCGATACAGCGCACAATATCGTGCTGAGTCTCAGCCTGACGGCATCATTGGCATCGGAACATGGCGAGACTTCATCGTCTGCTTTGGTTCATCGACGATTGAATATTTCTCCCTGACTGGCGCAACCACCGTTGGTGCTGCTTTGTATGTCGCACAGCCATCACTGATGGTGCAAAAAGGCATCGCCGGGACTTACTGCAAAACGCCGTTTGCTGATTCTTATGCATTCATCAGCAATCCGGCAACAGGTGCGCCGTCTGTATACATCATCGGCTCCGGTCAGGTGTCACCAATCGCCAGCGCGAGCATTGAGAAAATCCTCCGCTCCTACACTGCTGATGAACTGGCTGATGGCGTGATGGAATCGTTGCGCTTTGATGCGCATGAGCTGCTGATTATCCATCTTCCGCGCCATGTTCTGGTGTACGACGCATCTTCAAGCGCCAATGGTCCGCAATGGTGTGTACTGAAAACAGGCCTGTATGACGATGTGTACCGCGCTATCGACTTCATTTACGAAGGCAATCAGATAACGTGCGGCGATAAGCTGGATTCCGTGACCGGGAAATTGCAATTCGACATCAGCAGCCAGTACGACAAGCAACAGGAACACCTGCTGTTTACTCCGTTGTTCAAAGCGGATAACGCCAGAGTTTTCGACCTTGAAGTTGAATCTTCAACGGGTGTTGCGCAGTACGCTGACCGCCTTTTTCTCTCTGCAACTACTGACGGCATCAATTACGGTCGTGAGCAGATGATTGAGCAGAATGAACCGTTCGTTTACGACAAACGCGTTTTGTGGAAGCGTGTCGGGCGCATCAGGAAAAATGTCGGTTTCAAATTGCGCGTTATCACGAAGTCACCTGTCACCCTGTCTGGTTGCCAGATAAGGATTGAGTAATGGCTGATTCGAATCTCAACACCCCTGTTATTGTGCAGGCGACGCGGCTCGATACATCAATCCTTCCACGCAATATATTCAGCCAGTCTTACCTTCTGTATGTCATAAATCAGGGTGCTGATGTCGGTGCAATTGCCGGGAAGGCAAATCAGGCTGGTCAGGGCGCTTACGATGCCCAGGTAAAAAACGATGAACAGGACGTCGAACTGGCTGATCACGACGCAAGAATCACCGCAAACACAAAAGCGATAAATCTCCTTGAGGTCAGGTTAACAACCGCCGAAGGGAAGATAGTCGTACTGCGTAGCGATGTTGATCACTTGCTGGATGAGGTTATCGATATTCAGGCGCATCTGGTCACTGTTGACCAAAGACTGGATGGCGTAGAAAGCGATGTATCTGACATTAAGAGTGATTACGTATCGAAAACCGTAACAGAATCGCAGTCTCTTGCGTCACCGCTGGATGTAAAAACATCATATTCAGTTGATGGAATTCAGGTTGTTGGAGCAAGAAATACCGGATGGACTGCAGCCACAGGTATACCTCTTCTTGGCTCATTCAACGCTAACCAGTCATACACGGTCGGCACTACGTACACACAATCCGAAGTCGCGGCTCTCGCTACAGGTTTGCAGCAGACGCGGCAGCGTATTCTGGCGCTTGAAACAGCACTTAGATTACATGGGCTGATTGACTGATGATTACATTCAAACCAACGCGAAACATCGACTTGATCGAAGCAGTCGGAAATCACCCTGACATTATTGCCGGGAGCAACAACGGTGATGGATACGACTATAAACATGATTGCCGTTACTTTGAGGTGAACGTGCACGGGCAGTTCGGCGGCATTGTTTACTATCAGGAGATTCAGCCGCTGACATTCGATTGCCACGCCATGTACCTGCCAGAGGTTCGCGGCTTCAGCAAGGAAATCGGGCTGGCGTTCTGGCGATATATTCTGACTAACACCACCGTTCAGTGCGTCACATCGTTCGCCGCACGCAAATTCCGCCACGGGCAGATTTACTGCGCAATGATTGGCCTTAAGCGTGTCGGAACCATCAAGAAATACTTTAAAGGCGTGGATGACGTGACTTTTTACAGCGCCACACGCGAAGAACTAATCGACTTCCTGAATCACGGGAGATAGCCATGTTATATGCATTTAAGCTGGGCAGAAAACTGCGCGGCGAGGAACCTTATTGCCCTGAAAAAGGTGGGAAAGGTGGCAGTTCTGATAAAAGCGCTAAGTATGCAGCAGAAGCTCAGAAGTATGCCGCAGACCTGCAAAATCAGCAGTTCAACACCATCATGAATAACCTGAAGCCGTTTACTCCTCTGGCTGAGAAGTATGTCGGCAGCCTCGAGAACTTATCGTCTCTGGAGGGGCAAGGTCAGGCGCTTAACCAGTATTACAACTCTCAGCAGTACAAAGATCTTGCTGGTCAGGCTCGCTATCAGAGTCTGGCGGCAGCGGAAGCAACAGGTGGATTGGGTTCCACCGCAACCAGTAATCAGTTAGCAACAATCGCACCAACGCTTGGTCAGCAATGGCTATCTGGACAAATGAACAATTACAACAACCTGGCAAATATCGGTCTTGGCGCTCTTCAGGGGCAGGCAAACGCCGGGCAGACATATGCCAACAACATGAGTCAGATTTCGCAGCAAAGTGCGGCTCTTGCAGCGGCAAATGCCAACAGACCGTCAGCATTGCAGCAGGGTGTTAGTGGTGCTGCATCCGGTGCGCTTTTGGGTGGTGGCATAGCCAGTGCTCTCGAGCTATCAACTCCGTGGGGTGCTGGTATCGGTGCTGGTCTTGGTCTGCTTGGCTCGTTGTTTTAAGGGGTAATCAATGGCTACGTGGCAACAGGGTATTAATTCTGGTGGTTTTCTGGCTGGCATCGGTGCGCAAAATGAGAATGCGCCAAAGGCAAGCGACATTAACGCAACGCTTGGTCTGATCCGCGAAAACAATGAACTGGCTCGATCAGGTGCAAATAACGTTGGTCTGACCGCATTACGTGGTCTGGCTGGAGTTGCTGATATTTATAAGCAGGAACAGCAACAGAAAGCGATTAGTGCGTTCAATAAGGTTCACGCTGATGCATGGGCTTCTGGTGATCCATCGGGACTATTTAAGTTTGCCCAGGAAAATCCAGCGTTTGTTGCACAGGCACAACAGGCGTTTTCCGGTCTTAATGAGCAGCAACGCAACGATATGGGCGATTTAGCCATGAGAGCTAACGTCGCTCTTTCTCAGGGACCGGAAGCCTACAGTAAATTCATTACTGACAACAAGGACAGGTTAAATCGCGTGGGTGCGAATGCTGACTGGATGATTCAGACAGGTATCCAGAATCCAGAGCAGCTATCACACATGCTGACTACTATGTCTCTCGGTGCACTTGGGCCAGAAAAGGCTTTTGCTGTTCAGGATAAGATGGTTGGTCGCCAGCAGGAGCAGCAAAGAATTAACGAAACCATTCGCAATAATGACATGACGAATGCGAGGGCTATTAGGGGGCAGGATCTTTCCTATAAGGCTCAAATGGCAAGACTGAATCACGACAAGTATGTGTTTAAGCAGTCACAGGCGGCCCTTGAAAGAGCAGGACAACTTCAGGATATGGATGTTTTGTCTCTTAACTCACAGATAGCAGCGACGGGAATTGATCCTCTAACCGGTAAAGCTGCAACGTCAGCCAGAATGTCTCAGGCTAAGAGATGGCTTGATGGCAACAATAATTACAACAATGCGTTGATTACTGGTGAGCGAGGGATAGAGAAAATTGATTCTTTGCTTGGTAAGAAGGAGCTTGAAGGTATCGGTCGCTTCGAAGGAAGAAATATAGATGGCTTCACAAGTGCTGAAGGGCTTGCAAACCGTAATGCGATAGAAGAATTAAAGTCGGGTGCGTTTGTCCAGAACGTGCAGACTATGCGAGGTATGGGTAGCCTCTCCAATGCTGAAGGCCAAAAACTGGAAAACCTGATCGCGAAACTCGATATAACACAGCCTGAAGAGGTCGTCAGAAAACAGTTATCTGAAATCCGATCGCAATATTCTGTATTTCAAAAGGTTGCAGCAAGGGAGGCTGAATCAATGGGATATAGTTCATCAGGTTATGACACATATGTTAGTGAGCGAAAATCAGGAAGCGACAGCAATAAGTCCGGTTTCTCGTCTTTATGGGGTGATTAATGGCTAAAGCATGGAAAGATGTTATCGCTTCTCCACAGTATCAGGCGTTAACTGAAGAACAGAAAGCACAGGCTCAAGCGCAATATTTTGATGAGGTTGTTGCCCCTAAGGCTGGTGACAAATGGGCTGAAGCAAGAGATCAGTTTTATGCTGCATACCCTCCGCATCAGCAGCAGAAAGAAGAACCATCATTGATGCAACAAGCTGGCGATTGGCTCACAGGTGGTCAAAGTGCAGGGCAAATTGCAGAACAGGCTGGTCGTGGTCTGGTAAACATACCATTTGACGTATTGCAGGGTGGCGCAAGTCTGATTAATGCAATCAGCCATGGGCTTGGTGGCCCCAAGGTTTTGGATGATGTTTATCGCCCTGTCGATCGACCGACAGACCGTTGGGCGCAAGCCGGTGAAACATTTGGTGGGTATCTCCTGCCAATTGGCACAGCGGCAAAAGCTGCTGGAGCGACAGCAAAGCTCGCTGGAGATATCGGTTCCGCAGGAAACATGATTGCAGGTTCTCTTGCTGATGCTGCAAATCAGGAGGGCGACTTTGCACAAAATGCTGCCATTAACGGTGGTATCAATATTGGTGCTCAAGGCGTTCTTTCAGGTGTCGGGCGCGTTATTGCGCCAAGGGTTTCACAGGCTCTTGGTGGTGCAGCACTGAATTCTGCTAATGATGTTTCGAAAATGGCAAAGTCTGGTACAGGAAGAGAGATTATTGCCAGACAGTCAGCTAACGTGTCAGACGAAATAGCAAAAGCAGCAGATACTGCTGGAATAGATATCAACGCATTAACTCCTGGCATGAGATCAGGTAGTCGTGGTCTTGCTCAGGCGGAGGGGATTCTGGCGTCAAAGCCCGGAATTACACAGGATGCACACACCAAAGCATTCAGTGAAATAGAGTCGAAATTTAACTCAGCATTGGATGAGTTTGGGGCTGAAGCAGGAACTGCATCAGAAAAAAGTGCAGCCATAAAACAGAGGGTTTTGGCAAGCATTGATAAAATGAAAAATTCAGAAAAGGCCGCATGGGATAGCGTCCGCTCCACGATGCCTGACGCAAAGGCCAGAATGTCAAACCTGAACGCTACAATTCAGGGTGATATTTTGGCTGGCATGCCGCTAACTCCTGAGATGAAACAATTCGCATCTGCTTATGCTAAAACTGGTAAAAAAGGAATCACGTTTGATGCCATGAAGGCATGGCGAAGTAAACTTGCTGACGCAGAGCAGAAGTATATAAGGTCTGGTGAGGCAAATACGGCAAGGCGCATGGCTGAGCTTCGTGATGCAGCAACGGAAGATATGCGCATAATGGCTCAAAATGGCGGTTTTCTTGATGACTGGCAAAAAGCTAATGATCTGTCAAAGGCAAGATTTACAGCACAAGAACAGGCTGAAGCAGCGTTTGGTAGAGACCTTGCAACTGATCAGTTAGTAACTAATGGCTCTAAGGCGTTACAGGGCTCAGCAAAAAGTGGAACAGGTCAGTTTCATAAAATAATAAGCGCCCTACCTGAGTCGGAACGCGCGCCAGCAATTGCATCAATATTACAAGATGCGGTATCGCAAGGGGTACGCGGAGGTAAGTCTGAAGGGGCTGGAATTAAGCATATCGCGACTATTCTTACCCCACAAAACGTGAAGGCAATTAGTCGATATTCTCCAGAACTTGGCAGGATTACAAGTTCATACGGAGAACTTGCAAGAGCTGCAACAAAGCCACTTCGATATGTTGAACAGACAGGGCGCTCTATGCCAGCCATTAGCACTCTTGAGAATGGCCTTCATCCAGTTTTAGAGAGCGTATTGTCTGGCGCTTTTCCAACCGCTGGCGCTATCGCAGGGTTCTCTGGAGGAGGTGTTATTGGAGCAATAGTTGGTGGCGCTGCAGGTGGAGCAATTGATGCGATAGCAAAAGGATCGATAGCGAAATTATCCGCAACCAGAAGTGGTCGTTACGCTATTGAAAAGGCTGTTCAAGAGGCAACAAAGGCAGTTAAGGTTGGGGCAAGTGATGGCGCATTAGCGGCGGCGGAACGCAGATTTATGGCAAATAAGGCCGCCGTAAAAGCAATTCGCGATGCACTAGGAAACGAAGAGTTCCAGCGTTTGTCGAGGGCTGGGATTGTAGTATCGCTAAGCGGAATGACACAGGAGTAATTAGTCGTCCACGGATGGATTGATCTTATCTCGTGCTTCACATTTGAATGGTTTGTCATTAGGATGTTTCCGGTTTTTTAGATATGGAAATTGATATGAAGAGGATTATTAGCGTCGTTGCTGGCGCTATCATGTTATCTGGGTGCGCAACTATTGTTGGTGACGAAACACAGCTTGTGCAAGTGAACAGCAATCCTTCCGGTGCGAGCTTTAAGGTAAAAGACGAATCAGGCGTGATTGTTGCGCAAGGTAAGACCCCGCAAGGAGTAACTCTTGCCAAGTCAGATGGTAGTTATTTTGGCAAAAAGAGCTACCAGATCACTATGGAGAAGGATGGGTACGAACCAGTTACCCTGCCAATCAAAGCCAATGCTAATGGTTGGTATATTGGTGGAAACCTTGTGTTTGGTGGGTTAATTGGTTGGCTTGCTGTTGATCCATTTAATGGTGGGATGTATACCTTGAAGCCAAAAGAGGCAAACGCATCCCTTATACCGTCTACAAAGCAAGATTAAGAAATGAAACCCACCGTCAGGTGGGTTTTTTATAAGGAGAAATCATGACCATAGAAGAACGCCTGAACAACATTGAGTTGAATCAAACCCTGCTTGACCAGCGACTTTCAGATCTTGAGCTTAAAGATCTAGATGCGCAAATATCAGAAGCAGAAGCCAAGCTATCCAGCTTAAACCACCGCAAGAAGCAAATCCGCAACAGAATTACTCAGGGGCGCGGAACCTGTTGATGTAGGGCCATAATCCTATCATTAACATTTTCTTTTTACTTTTCCAACAAAAGCTTTGGTTGAATCCATATTTCCATAACCGGAAATGGTTTTTGACATTAAAACTGTTCCAGTAGGATGTATTACCCATGAGTCGATAACGCGTTGAGTTTCGCCATTCGCGCCGATTCCTATGATGGAGTTTTTAGACAATACTTTGTAAGCCATGCCGCCCGCATCTGTCCCAGAATATGTGATGCTAGCATCTTCACCGCTTGTCTTAATGATGAATGTTCCACTAAAACCATCTTCTTCCGGATGGAAATTATTTCGTTCTGAATAGCTTATTCCGCGCATATCTCCAACGACCCAGCACTCTGCTGTAGCCCCAAAAGATATGAATAAGAACATAGCAGCAAGAAATAGCTTCACACCAACCTCCTTAGTTTTGAGCAGAACACCGGATGATAATGTGTCGCTTCCTAAAGGATATCAAAGCAACGGGATTTCAAGGTAAACTGCGGTTGCCAAAATACTAACATCTTCATTTCTAACAAGAATATTAGGATACATTGGGTTTAGGGATACTAAGTTTGTCTCTATTTCACCAATGTAAACCTGCTTGAAGCTCAATATTTGCTCTTTATCCAATGATGCTATTACATAATCTTTGCTTTTAGCTTTTACTAGAGGGCTGAACGTGACAACTGATCCTCTGGGAAAGCTAATACCTGAACTTGTAGTCATAGCTTCACCTTCAATAGTCAATGCAAATGCAGAGTCACCAACATTGTATATTGCCGGATGAAATCTAGACGATGAATGTTCACCTGTGTTTAGGTAATGCATAACTTCATCTAGTTTGAGGATTGGTATTTGCTTTACCAGAACGTCAGGCATGACGTTTTTTGTTCCAGGCCCCTGACCTTCACCCAGAGCTAACCACTCAGCCGTAGTGCCTAATGCGTTGGCTAATGCCTGCAATACACGAAGCCGTGGTTTAGCCTCACCACCCTCGTATGCAGCTATTTGACGTTGAACAACACCAGCTAATTTTGACAACTGCGCCTGCGTCATACCCCTGGACTGTCTTGCCAGAGATACTCTTGATGGGAATTGATCGTCAAAATTCATTAGTTCACCATAAAAAATTCATTGACTCATACTGAGTGTGAGTGAATAATCAAACTACAAAAAGTGAGATTATGAGTTTTTCAAAAACAGGAGTGCATAATGACTGAAAAGATATCTTCCATCAAGCCGCGTCAGGTTCGTTTTACAGAAAAGGTTGATTCACATATCCGCGAATCAGCAAAAAGATGCCATAGGTCAATTCAGGCAGAGATAGCTTATCGAATGGAGTTATTGATGAAACTTGAGGCAAAGGGCGATGTTGTCATCCAATAAAAATAGTGAAGCCCGGCAGTGCGCGAACACAAACCGGGCCTCTATGTCAGTAACCGTATGCAAGGAAACTAACATGAATATTGTAGCAAAATCAGATTACAACTTCCACGGAGTTGAGTTGGTGCCCACCCGTGATATGCATGGTGTTTGGTTTACATCATCTAATATTGCATCTGCACTTAAATATGCAAATAGCCGTGCAGTAACAATGATTTATAACAAGTATAGCGATGAGTTTAGCGCCGGAATGACTCAGGTACTCGAAGTGAGTACCTCAGGAAATTATCGCAAAAAAGTGCGAGTTTTCTCACTACGCGGTGCCCACCTAATCGCGATGTTTGCTCGCACTCCGGTAGCCAAAGAGTTCCGCCGCTGGGTGCTGGATATTTTGGATCGGCAGGCAGAATGCTCACCGATTGCAAAACAGTTTACTGACGAAGAACTGGTTAATCTCTGCTACTTACAATTGTGGATGGAGAAGAGTCAACAAATGTGCAAACACATCTACCCAGGAATGAAGCAAATTGGTTCTGAGCTTTCAGGAAGAATTTACGATATTGCATATGAGACTCGCTATATGTCAGAAGAAACCAAGAAATCACTTCTTCGTGAAATGAAGAATCTTGATACCAACAATTTTGTCGTAAAGAACGCTCAGCCAATGCTGACAAAACTGCGCGGCGAGGAATGGATTCATTGATTGGTGCGCCGGACGGCGCAAAAAGAAAACCGCCAGTGTGCTGCTGGCGGCCTATGTCACACCCTTACTACCACATAAGGAATGCCTAATGACTTTGAAGAATGTAGCAAACATCGGATCCGTTGTCACGGATAAAACCATTGACAGCCAAAGTCTTCTGATGATGGTTAATGAAGCTCGCAAGTTATGTGGAGAGCCATCAGTACGTAACAACAAATTCATCGAGAAAATTGAGGATGAATTGGAGGGCGAGACCTACACAAAAAGTGTAGGTCGGAAAAACGGGGCTGACATTGATGTTATCTCCATGACTATCAAGCAGGCGCTTCGTGTTGCTGCTCGCGAATCTAAAGCAGTTCGCCGAACACTTGTAGACAAACTTGAAAGTATGCAAGAAGCGCACATTAAAAGCGGTAAATCGTCGAGTGGACTTGTTGAGTATCGCCAGGCTCGAACATTGAAAATGACGGTTGAAGCTGTTACCAATCTGTTAGATTTGATGCCAAATCTTGCGCCGGAAGCAAAGCAGACTGCGGCAGCAAGCATAATCAACCCGATAGTTGGTTTTAATGCAATACCTCTTCCAGCAATAGAAGAGCATTACTACTCAGCAGGGGAGGTTGCAGAGCAGCTTGGAGTAACGGCAAACAAGATTGGTCGCATTGCTAACGCAAACAACCTCAAAACTGAGCAGTACGGGAAGTTCTTCTTGGATAAATCTGCGCATTCAAGCAAACAGGTGGAAGCATTCCGCTACAATGCGGAGGGTGTTAAAGCACTACAACACCTGATTCATGGGAGCAATGTTGCATAATGGCAAAGAAAAGATATGGCATTATGCCGCCAAGAATCAAAGGAAGAGCCAGGGTAAAAGGAGATGCTGGAAGGTATCACATTCTTGGAGTTCTGTGGCATGAGAGAGCTTTAATTTTAAGTAGACCTCATGGGTACATTGAAAAGGTATCTATAGATAGAGTAGAGATTCTTCCCCTTACACCTGAAGAAGAAGAAACGTACGGACTTTTTGATAACTAACCAACTAAACCCGCTTAATTGCGGGTTTTTTCTTTTCTAAGGATATCAGCCACAACTTCTTTTACTCGTTCCGAGATTAATGAGGCCAGCCTCTCTTCTTCATCACGATACCCGCTTACAGGTGATGGTTTGGAGAGTGATTCTTCCATCGTAGCCACAATTTCGGAATTGATAGACCTGTTATTCATTTTTGCACGTTGCTTAATCTTAGCGTGCAACTCGTGCGTAAGCCTCAAGTGGAACTGCGCCTCATCGTATTTGCTGTACATCATCAATGCCTCACCAAATGGGTGGAATGGCATCGTAAAACCTACTGTACAAATCAACAATCGTACCATTTCGGTATGCAACAAACACCAACCGTAGCCATGCTTCGGTGATTCCTTGTATCTGGAGCAAATTAAATGACAGACATTACAGCCAATGTTGTGGTAAGCATGCCTTCGCAACTCTTCACTATGGCTCGTTCTTTTAAAGCCGTAGCCAATGGAAAAATTTATATCGGTAAAATTGACACTGACCCGGTAAGTCCAGAAAACCAGATTCAGGTTTATGTAGAGAACGAAGACGGCTCTCATGTTCCTGTTTCGCAACCAATCATCATTAACGCTGCTGGATATCCGGTATATAACGGGCAGATTGCCAAGTTCGTTACTGTGCAAGGCCATTCTATGGCTGTTTATGATGCATATGGTGCTCAGCAGTTCTATTTTCCTAATGTTCTAAAATACGAGCCTGACCAGTTACGTCACTACGTAGATGAGCTACTGGCAGCAATACAATCAGAAATTGATGAGATATCAGATTTTAACTGCCGATTATCTTCAAAAGAAGGTGCTAGCCTAGTTGCGACTGAAACAGGAAGAACGGTAGAGGCTTCTATTCGTGCTGCGTCTGGATCATCACAGGCCCTTTTCCCAAATTTCGTCAATAAATTAACAGCTTATCGGCATGGGGTTTCTGGCTATCAGAACTTATTTCGACTCTATGGGTTTGGTTCTTCTGTTGGGGTTGGTGCTACGCTTCCTGATCCAGCAACACAGGCACCAGTTGCTAAATTTTTTGAGTATATGAACGATACGTTAAATAAGCAGCGTATTTATCCCATTAACTTCACAAACAAATCTGTTAATGGTTCAACGATAAATAATTTTATTGTTAACCAATGGCCTGAAGTTGTTACTGAAGGAATATATCCTGATATTGCTTTGTTTATATATGGAATGAATGATTTTCCTACCGCACAATATAATGCCGGGCAAACATTCAATGAAAACGGATTTAAACAGCGCCTTCGAAATGCTATTAATTTAGTCAGGGAGGCCGGCGGGGATGTTGTGCTAACAACCACACCTCATCCGAATATTTCTGAATATAGCTGGAGCATGCCGGCTGGAATTTCTCAAATATGGCCTTCATCTTCTCCGGCCCCAGTCTCTGATAATGACATTATACCATCTGCCGCAAACTCAAATGTCACGTTTGAGTGGAATGGGGTAAATATTCAAGCAGGTGTCCGCTTCCTTCGAGGAAACGATGCGATCAGGAAAATCGCTGTAGAAATGGGTTGCGTGCTTATCGATGTGGAAAAATACTGGTTTGATGCTGTTGCTAAATATGGTGAAACGGCATTATTTGACCGGACCCCTGAAATACAGACTGTTCACCCTAACCTTTTAGGTCATCAGCAATCATACTGGCTGGCTTTCGAGGATTTCTTTAGAAATCTGGACAGGAACGGATGGATTCCTGCAGTTGCAAATCATTATGATGTTTTTGATGTTGGTGGAAAAGCTACTTTTCCTAACCCTCGAACAGCAGATATAGATCTGCAAAGCAATGGAATAAGGGCTAACGCATACATTCACCGCGATCAGTTTGCTCGTCCTCTACTGACAATCGGTCAAACTGGAGTGCGAACCCAGACCTGGTATACCTCTCAAGACCCTGCAACAAATGCAGGTTATAACATTAGCTGGATAGATTATGGAACTCGTTTTCAAGGTCTGGTAAATGAAGGTGAAGTAAAATCCATCGCAATACCAAACAGAACGACACAGAGAATCCTTATCGATGCTTGGTCTTCTGCACAAAACACCTGGGCTGAATGTTTAGAGCTACTCGTTGCTAACCGTGAGGGTACCATTTCAATATCGATCACAGGCGAACTCGATACCACCCCTCCTGCTGGAGGTGGTACATCTGGAGGTCGCCGCTTATTCTCTGTTGCTGCAGGCTCGGGAACTTTAAAAATAACAGTAAATACTAAGCTTACCACGTTAAAAGTAAGAGTCGGAGGGTTTAATGCTTAGGTAAGCACACGAGCTTTAATAATTACAAAGGCGGCATGTGTCTTTGAGCATGCCGTGTTTACATTCTCTAACAACTATTAGGCGCTACCACTCACGCTTCAAGATGATTCTTATGTTCATTTATAGGATGGCATATCATGCTTCGACATGTTGATGTATTGAGTTTGGCTACGCACGCGATTAACGACTTGAGGAAGGATGATAGTCCTGTGTGATATTGAGGTGGCATTACGCCACCTTTTCATCAAGCCAGTCCGCCCACCACTGCATCATTTCTCTGCGCTTATCGAGATACTGAGCATGGTTGTAAATCCCGCGCACAGATCCGCCGTTGGCATGTGCCAGTTGCACTTCAATAGCGTCAGCAGGCCATTCGTGCTCGTTCATAATCGTGCTGAATTCATGCCTGAATCCGTGACCGCTTTCCAGACCCTCATAGCCGATTTGTTTGATCACAAGCAATACCGCGTTCTCGCAGATTGGCTTTTTCTTATCGTTGCGCCCGGCAAAAACAAACTCTGAGACTGGTTTGGTGATTGAGCTTAGCGTAGTGAGAAGTTCAACCACCTGGTCTGACATCGGGACCACATGAATTTTGCGTCCCTTCATCACACTGGCGTCGATGGTGATAATCCTGTTTTCAAAATCGACGTTCTTCCATAGCATGGAACGAAGCTCTTTCGTTCTTAGGGCTGTATAACGTAAAACTTTTGTCGCAATGAGCGATACGATACTTCCTGAAAATGTTGCAAGTGCTTTGTTGAATGCCGGGATCTGGTCGGCAGGTAAAAACGGGAAGTTCTTCTTGCGGTATCCCTTCATGGCGTCAGCAAGGTCAGGTGCCGGGTTATATTTAGCCCTACCAGTGACAATAGCGTAACGGAAAACCTCGCCGCATCTTCTGCGGGCTTTGTTGGCTCGCTCCATTGCACCGCGATCTTCAAATCTGCGGATTACTTCCAGCAGTTGCATCGGCTCAATATCCTGAATCTCAAGACCGCCGATGATGGGTAAAATGTCGTCATCAAACATTTTGGCAAGTTCAGTTGCATAGCCTACTGACCAGACTTGCTTCTTGTGCTCGTACCATTCCTTGTAAATCGCACTAAATGAATTGTTGTTAGACGAAGCCTTTTTCGCCTTTACCGGATCGATGCCAACCGAGATGTCTTTCCTCGCAGTCCATGCCTTATCCCTTGCTTCCTGCAAAGTCATAAGCGGATATTTTCCGACGGTCAGGATTTTCTCCTTACCGTCAATCTTGTAGCGAAGCTGCCATACCTTTTTCCCTGACACAGGGACATAAAGGTACAGGCCATTACCATCGAGAAGGCGGTATGGTTTTTCTTTCGGCTTTGCTGCTTCAATCTGCTTAACGGTGAGCATGGGTAAAAATCCGGTGGGTAAAATTATTTTATCCACTTTTTACCCGTCATGGAGTGCGGCTGTCAACGATCTGACGCGAACCATGACGAACTGTGAATCTACGGGAGGCTTGATATTCAGGGGATTTTGCGGACTGGTACGGATGGGAGCGAACTGATAAATGGTGTCCCCTGCAGGAATCGAACCTGCAATTAGCCCTTAGGAGGGGCTCGTTATATCCATTTAACTAAGAGGACAATGCGGCATGAGTATACCCGCTAATGGAGTGCGGGGTAAGTACGCTGCCGCTCGATTGCTTAAACCCTCGCCATTTATGCCGGGTTTTTATAATTTTTCTTAATGTTTTCCGCACGTTCTGCTTTTTGGCGTGCTTCTGCTTTACGCTTATTGCTCATGTCGTTACGAATCTGTGCATGACTCATTAACGCGAAGATAAAGGTGCCGCCGCAGATGTTCCCCGCTAAAGTAGGTAGTGCGAAGGGCCAGATGAAATCGCTCCAGTGCAGCGTACCGTTAAACACCAGATAGAGGATTTCAACAGAACCGACCACGATATGGGTGGTGTCACCCAGGGCAATAAGCCAGGTCATCAATATAATCACCACAATCTTTGCCGCACCCGCTGCAGGAAACATCCAAACCATAGTGGCGATCAGCCAGCCGGAAATGATCGCGTTGGCAAACATCTCGCTGGGGGTGTTCTTCATCACATCCATGCCGATTTTGACAAATGCATCGCGAGTTTCTTCATTGAAGATAGGCATATATTCAAATGCCCACGCCGCAATACCTGTCCCGAGAATATTACCCAGCAGCACGACGCCCCATAACCGTATAAGTAAGCCGACGTTGCTCATTGTCGGTTTTTGCATGACGGGTAGTACCGCAGTCACGGTATTTTCGGTAAATAATTGCTGGCGGGCCATAATGACGATAATAAAACCAAAGGTATAACCGAGATTCTCCAGCAAGAAGCTGCCCGGCACACCTTCCAGTTCGACTTGAAATATCCCTTTTGCCAGTAACGAAGCGCCCATCGACAGACCCGCCGCAATGGCTGACCACAGTAGCGCCATTGCGTCGCGTTCCAGCTCTTTTTCACCATCCTGGCGGATATGCTCATGAATTGCCATCGCCCGGGAGGGGAGTCGGTCTTCATCTATTTCTATTTTTTTGCCGCGCTCTTTTTCTTCGCTCTCAACTTCAATTTCGTCGCTGTGTTGATCAATTTTGTCGTTGTCCAT